TAAATATGTAGGAAAAGGTGCTTTAATCTATCGATCTTCATGGGAATTAAAATTCTGCATTTATTGTGATACACATGCAGAGGTATTAGAGTGGTCAATCGAACCGCAGAATCATGTTATACCTTATATCTCAGCATTTGACCAAAAAGAACACTATTATAATCCAGATTTTTACGTTAAGATTAAAAAGGAAAAGATTTCAGAAGAATTCATAGTTGAAATTAAACCAAAGAAACAATTACGAAAACCAAAGAAACCTAAAAGGCTCTCAGAAAAAGCAATCAATTATTATAAAGATAGAGCAAAGACTTATATTATTAATATGAGTAAATTTAAATATGCCAAAGCGTACGCTGAAAGAAGAGGCATGAAATTTATCTATGTAACAGAAGATTGGATTAAAAAAGAAAATAAACTAGGTAAGTGAAAAGGTTTTCAACATTAGTAGATGATAGAAGAAAGGAATTCAATACTTTAAGAGATGCAGAGAAAAATGCTCTTAAAGAATTTGATAAAGGGAAAAGATCAGCACTTGAAACAAATATCCAACCTCAAGCAGGATTTTTAGAGCCTGGAAAAATATACACTTTCAGATACAATCCTTTAAGACCTGATAATTTAAGTTACTACGATAGAAACCCATTAGTTTTAATTATAGATAAAAGAAAATTAAATGATGGTAGCATTATTGATATCGGAATTAATTTAAACTTTTTACCTGAACAAGCAAAAACAGCTTTAATTGATAAATTAAAATACGCATACGGACTTTATATAAAGGGTAATACATTCATGCTTCCTAATAATGCGAATAATCAAAAGCAATTACCGATTAACTGGTTCATTGCTAAAAGGTTATTAGGGAAGGCAGGTAAATTTGCATTGAGAAGTTATTACCCTAATAGACGTTCCCAAACATACGCCTTCTCATATGAGAAATGGGTTGACTTAATGTTTTTAAATATTGAGGATATAGAAGGCGCTAGTTTAAACCAAATATATAAACTATATAATTCAAAATAAGAAAATAAATGGCAGGATTTTTAAGCAGAGTAAGATCATCTTTTACTACAAACTCACTTGGTGAATTTATAAAAGATCTATCAACACTTGGCGTTAACTATAACAAAGAAATAGCAAGAAGATCTCAGTCTGTTGGTTATTACGAAAAAGACCAAATGAGACCAGGGAATCTTATGAATCCATATGATATGGATGATGAGTATGGGATTTTCCTTCAAGCAGCTCTTATGGACGTAACCTCCAAGAAGAGTATTGCATTTTACGACCAATCATACACAAAGAAAAGAGAAGAATTAAGAAAAGTTGCAATTCAAGAAGAAATAGAAGAGATTCTAGATATTCTTTGTGATGAAGCAATAGTGTACGATGAAAAGAAAATGTTTGCTTCAGTTGGTAACCTAACAATTGAGATTAAAAATAAAGAAGGATTTCAAGAATACCTTTCTAAAACATTTAAGAAACTATACAGAACATTCGGTTTTCAAGATGACCAAACTGCATGGTGGATGTTTAGACAATTCTTAATAGATGGATATATCTCATATGAGGTTATTTACTCTGAAGATGAAAAGGAAATTATTGGTTTCAAACAAATTGATCCAGTAACTTTACAACCTACAATAGATGAGGAAGGAAGACCGATGTGGGTACAATTTAAAGGAGATCCAAAACATCAAAGAGAGTTATATGATTCTCAGGTAATTTATATTTCTTATTCATCAGTTGAAAAATCAACTAGAGATTCATATGTTGAAAGGTTAATTAGACCATTCAATATTATGAGAATAATGGAGAATACAAGAATCATTTGGGCTGTTGTTAATGCACAATTCAGAACTACGTTTATTATCCCAATGGGTGGTAAATCTAAAAACAAGGCGAAAGAATCATTAGCAAAATTAATGCAGCAATATAATGAAAGAGTAGACTTTGATTCTGACTCTGGTAGTTTAAATGTAAACGGTTCACCGAACATGCCTTTCTACAGAAACTATTGGTTACCTGAAAAAGATGGTGCAACTCCTCAGATTCAAAATGTAGGTGGAGATGGACCTCAGTTAGATGATACAGCAGTTGTAGAATATTTCTATAATAAATTAAGATCCGTATCAAAAATACCTTTTCAGAGATTTGATAAAGAAGGCGGTGGAGGTAATGTTGAATTCTCTGCTGATGGTATTATCAGACAGGAATATAGATTCGGTAGATTTATTGATAGAATTAGAACTATTTTCTCTGAAATTCTTTTAAAGCCATTAATCCAACAAATTTTAATAGATTATCCAGAATACCAAGATGATGAAGCTATTTTAAGTGATTTAAAAATGGTTTATAATAAAAATAATTTATTTGAAGAATTTAAAGAACAAGAAATCTTTGAAAAAAGAGCAAACTTTATTATGTCACTACAGGGTATTACAAATGAAACTGGCGCTCCATGGTTTGATACTGAATTCTTAGTAGAAAGATTCTTAAAACTAGATGAGGATGATATTAAGAGAAATGCAGAGTTGAAGAAAAAGAACAAACCTAAAGAAGGAGAAGAAGGTGCGGGTGGATTTGGATTCTAAATAGCCGATAATTCAATTAGATAAATAATAAAATGTTCTTGTATGAGAAATAATACTGGAATTTTTGAATAAATAATAAAATTGCTAAAATAATATAAATGTTATGAGTAAAGAAATATTAGATCTTCTTATAATCGAAAAAGGAAATACTGTTGAAATGGGTGCTAAATCCAATTATACATACGAAGGTATTTTCACTGAATTCGGAGTAAGAAATAAAAATAAAAGGATCTACAGTAAAAACCAATTTTTACCTCATGTAGAATCTTTGCAAAAAGTTATAAAAGAGGGTAAATTATTAGGAGAACTTGACCATCCTAAAGATTTCGAAATCCAACTTTCTAGAGCTTCCCACGTTATTGAAAATTTAAGACTTGATGAAACGGGTAAAAAAATACTTGGTAAAATCAAGTTAATGGACACCGCTAAAGGAAAAGATGCAAAAGCAATCGCTGATGCTGGCGTACCTTTACATATTTCATCTAGAGCTGCTGGTTCTGTTAATGAATCTGGAGTTGTTGAAGTTAAAAAATTATTCACATACGATTTAGTTGCAGACCCTGGCTTTGCAAACGCTGAACTATCTGCCGTTGCAGAATCATTAAATGTAAGTGAAGCAAGAGCTGCTGAATTACAGCACATGATTACTGAATCTGCATCGTATGGAGCGGACGAACTAGAACTTATTAATGAATCATTTGGTTTAGATAATAATTGTGGAATTGAAATCTATCAAATTAAAAAGAAAGCAGACGAAAAATTAATGGAAGCTGAAGACAAAAAAGATATTTTTAAAGATTCAAAATCTGACAAAGTAACAGTTGAACAAATGACAAAGTGGTCAGATACTTTTGTAGAAGAAGTTCAAAAGAGTATCGATAAAAAAATGAATGAATTATCAGAATCTGCTGATAATAAAAGAGTTGAAAAACTAGAAACATTTTTATCGGAATTCACAAAAGAAGTAAATGAGAGATTTTCTCAATTTCACAAGTTTACTGATTATTTAAGCGAAGGTCTAAATCAAATCAAGACTTATTCTGATTATATGAATGAAAACATGAATGGGTTAAAAACTCATAATGACTATATAATTGAAGGAATGAACGCTATTTCTGCATTTACAGATGAAATGGTAGAAAACATGAATACTCTTAAATTAGAGAGTGAAGGTACTACAGATAAACTAAACAATGCTGTTGGTTATTCTGAAAAGGCTCACATGGAGATCGCTGATCTTAAAACTCATAACAACCACATCGTAGAAAACTCAAATGCATTAGCAGAATTCATGGATCATGTTGCTGAAAAAACTAATCAAGGTATTAATTATACTGAATCAGTTTCAGAAGGAGCAAAATATCTAAAAGAATTTGCAGAACATATTGCTGCTGAGGTTAGTGTTATTAAAGAAGGTAAGATCGCTGAACATAATGCTCACAAGGTTGAAGATTCAATTATGGAGTCTACAACAATTGATTCTGCAGATGATTATAAATCTAATTTCTCAAGTAAATTAGAAGAATTGATTACAGAAGCCAAAAAAGAGAAAGAAGAAAGCATAAATAATAAAATCAATGAATCAAAAGGATTTATTGAATTACTACCTAAAAATTATCAAGAGCAATTTGAAACTCTTCCTGACGACAAGAAGCAAAAGTTTAAGGAAGTTGCAGAAGGCGTTGAAAATGGAGAAAAAGCAGTTGAACTGTTTGAATCTATTATAAACGAAAACAAAAGTGAAAATTGGATTGAATATATGCCTGAAAAATATAAGCAAGTTTGGGAATCCTCAACTGAAGCTATTAAGAATAAAATCTCAATGCAAGCAGAAGGATATGAACTTACAAATCAGGCGCAAATCGATTGGTTCTGGGATACTCGAAATATGAGAGTTAAAACAGAAAACCCAATTAAAAAGGCAATTAACGAGTCTACTAATTCTGCTGAAGGATTAGGCTATACGATTAACGTTAATGCTATTGTGAATAATGTAAAAAATATTCACGGATAAATATAAAAAATATTATCATTAAAAAATGAGAAAATTAATAAACAAACAACAAATATTCGAAAACTGGGCACCAGTAATCGAACAGTCTACTTCTCTATCATCTAACACTGATAAAGAAAGAATGACATGGATGGCGGAATATTGCCATTATCACTCAATGAACGAGGCTGCTTCTGCAACCGTAACTAACGTTCCAGGAATGGGTGCAATACAATTCCCTGGCGATCCAGGAGCACAACAAGATTTTGTTGGACAAGCTGCTGGTTCAGGTGATAACCCTGCATCATTACTTCCATTAGCAATGCAAGTTGCTGCTCAAACTGTAGGATTGGATTTAGTTCCTGTTGTACCTATGGACAGACCAATGACTGTATTAACTTATGTTGATACTGTTTATGCTGACGGTAAATTAAATGGCGCACTTGCTGACGCTCCATCTATGGTAAAATTACCTGTAACATCTGATGTTGAGGCTCTTTTATCTGATGCTGCATTAGGTGACGTTGTTTCTATCGGTGGTGATGGTGCTACTGATACAATAGCTGGATCAAGAATTGGTACTTTCTTAGGAAGATCAAGAGTTGATGGTTACCCAATTATTAAATTGGATCAAAACCTTGCAACATCTCCTTCTGGATTAATTGCTGTTGCAGGTTCTCCAACAACATTCAATATTACTATCGGTACCGCCGTTACACAAGTTGAAGGTGACGCTGGAGTATCAGGAAAAGCTGAATTAGTAAAAGCACTTGAAGATCACATTACTGGATTCTCTGGTAAATATTTCCAAACAGGTGATGCTGCTGATTTAAACATGCCTTACCAAAGAGAAGATGGAGAAGATACAAATACTAGATCTCTAGGATTCAAATTCTTCAACAAATCTGTTGAGGCGCAAACGTTCCAAGCTGACGTTGCTGTTACAAGAGAACAATTACAAGATTCTAAGCAATTCGGAATTGACTTAATGTCAATGGCTAACTCAATTTTAGCAAACGAAACAACTCAAGGAATCAACAAAAACGTTCTTGAAAGAGCATTCGCTTTAGGTGCTACTAACCACAAGCAAATCTTTGCAACTGAAAACATTCACTTCAATGTGAATTTTGACGATGCTACTGCTGGTCCTTATTTATTCGATTTAGGCGTAGGTAGAGATGGTGCTCCGGTATCAATTACTGCTCCTGCTCCAGTTGCGAAATCAACTTCAGGTGGTGAAACTCTATTAACTGCACAAAGAAGAGTATTAGATCAAATCCTTGCTGCAGGTAACATTATTTCACAAAGAGGTAGAAGAGGTCCAGCTAACGTTGGTGTTACTAACACTCATGTTGCTACTCTATTACAAACAATCTCTGGATTCCAGGCTGCTCCAATGGCTAACACGTTTAACCAAAACAATGGTGCATTAATGCCTTTAGGATCTATTGCAGGTGTTTCATTCTACGTTGACCCTAACATGAAATGGGCTGATACAAGAATGTGTGTTTGGAGAAAAGGTGATGGTCAATCTCCTGGATTAGTTATGATGCCTTACATGATGGCTGAATCAGTTGAGACAATCGCTGAAAACACAATGGCTCCAAAAATCCAAGTAAAATCAAGATATGCTCTTGCTGAGGCAGGACATCACCCACAAGTTAGCTTCGTAACATTGAAGATTAACACAACTGGTGGATTACTTAGATAATAAAACCATAATATAAATATAAAAGCTCAATCATTTGATTGGGCTTTTTTTGTTTCAATAGAAATTATCCAGATTCATCTGCGATAAATAATTTAAATTACACATCTACACTAACATGGCTAAAAAACATTATTCATTCGAAGACTATCTAAAAGAAAATGTCTACGTTTCAGATTTATCTAATATAGAACACAATATCGACTTTACTTTAATCGCTCCTCAATTTTTCCATAACGGATTCACAGTAGGAAGTACCTGGTTTAATGAGTGGGTTGATAAAAATGAGTTCCATATTTCAACAAATGAACAAGACCTAAATTATATTAACGTCTTTCAAGGCGGTAAATGGATAGCTGCTTATCACCAATACAAAGGGCAGATTTATACAAACAGAACAATCCAAGAACTTCATGAATCAGTTGAATTTGATAACTACGAAGAAGCATCAGAATCTGTAAATGAGAAAAGGTTTGATGTTTATGGTTATGAGGAGCGTGAATATACACATTCAGTCCATTTTCATGCAGATGATATTGAAGACGCTATTGAGAAAGTAAAACCTATCTTTAAAAAGAAGCCTAAACTTCTTTATGTTGAAATTGAAAGAAAGGGATCTCCTCTAATTAAAGTTTTAAAAGATGGTACCGTTAAAGAATCGATTGAAGATTTTGAAGATGAATCTGTAAATGAATCTGTTTTAAATAAAGCTCAGGATGAAGTTCAAATGGTTATGAAAGAATTTTTTAAAGATGTTTATGTTCAATCAAATAGTGGAGTTAAAACATTCACATTAAAAAATCCTAAAAAAGCTCATAAAAACTTTAGAGGTAATATAGTGATATTTAAAGATAGAAATGGAGACTATTCAGTTGAAGGTGCTGAAAGTGATGGAGAATCTTATGATGCATCAGAACTAAAAGCATTTCTTAAACAAACTGTATTAAGTGAATCACTTAATGAAGCATCATTAAACAAGTTATATAAAGATCTTGCAAAAGTTCAAATGAAAATGAAAGAACTTGCTAAGAAATATAAAGATGGTGATAAATCAGTTGTACCTGAATTAAAGAAATTAACTTCTCAAAAGAAGAAATTAGAATCTCAGATCGAAGATGAGGTAGGAATGTTAGATGACCAATTTGATGAATCGCTTACTGAAGCAGATATGTCAAAATACTCTGTTGGAGATATTATTAAATGGAGAAGTCCAAAAGGAATAATTGATGGTGAAATTATTAAAATAGATTCTAAAGGATATTTAAAGATTAAATACGGAAAAGGATCAGAAGGAACAATTCCTTATCAGTCTGTAGTAGAATCAATGACTTCCGATAATCTCAAAATAATTTATAAAAAGATAAAACCTTTTATTAAAGGTAATAATATTGAAAAAGGAATTTTAGATTATTTAGATGATAGAGCAGATAATTTATCCGATAAAGAAATGGATATTTTATACAATAGAATGCTAAAATTAGTTGGGTTAAACCCTTCAGATTATAAATCTAAAAAAATTAACCAATTGGAAAATGATATTGCTAATAAATTAGCAAAGGAATTATATTCTTTCGAATCAGTTACTGAAGCATC